CGAGTACCGCTTGGCGTGCTGCGTCTTTCGCAATTTGTGCTTGTTTTGTTGCTTCGACTTCTGCTTGCATGTTTTCGTATGCGTTTAGTTCGTCGGCTGTCATTTCACGCGTGACGGTTTCGCCTGTTGTTATGTCGTGAATTGTTTTTTGTGGCGTTGTCATAAAGTCCTAACTATTTGCAAATCCAAAAATTTGTACTGTGCCAGCGTTAAAATTGCTTGTTGATGTTTCAATGGTAAAACCTGTGTATTGCGTGGAATTGTAAATAGCGCCTGTGCCTTCCATAGATTCGTTAGATTCGCTTGAATATCTAAAAAATATTCGTGAAGTTTCTGCTTTGTGTGGACTAATAAAATCTATATATGCCTGCGATTTACTAGTTCGGGCATTTCCAAGACGCATATTTGCGCTTGCGCCACTACCGTACCAAGCAGAATAAGCGCCGCCGTCTGATTGGTTAGCAACTAAACTTTCATAGCCTGATGTGGTTGCACCTAAAATTATGCTAAAAATTCCACTACTGCTAGCAATACTAGAACCGCCAACAAACACACGGTAATTGTCGTAAGTGGCACTAAACACGCTAGTGAACGCTGTGCTAGAACCTGACAAAGTACCGCCACCGATATAAGTTAAACCGCTTGAAGCCGCTGGGCCAGCAGACGGAAAAAATATCGCTACGCCTGCGCTAGTAAAATAAAGTGTGCCGCCACCATACTGCGGTATCGCCAACGGCCCAGCACTCGACACCGTAGCCGTACCAGCCGTAACAGTTGTTACACCTGCACCAATATTTTGCAACTGCAAAGTGTCACCAGCACTAAACAGCGAAGTGTTCACGGTGATCGTTGTTGCACCTGCCGCGTTCATAACGACGCGTGTGCCTTTGTCGGCTGCAACCAACGTGTAGTTAGCGGTTTTAGTGCTAACGGTTTGGTTGTAATCGTTTGCTTGCAAACTGTCCATTTGCGCTGCGGTCAAAACCTGCCCGGCTGTGAAATCTTGAATTGCCATAAGTGTCCTTTACTTTATCCGAGAACGTTGTCTGATGGTGCGATGATACCGAACACTAAATCGTCAAGTATCAACTCATAAACAATTGTAGTTGGCGACGTAAAGTACATAACCGAATGGCCGCCGCTAACCGTGATCGTATGCTCGACACCCTCAACGCTTAATTCTTGAGCCAACTCGGTCGTGCCTGTACCGCTAGCAAACGATTTCTCAATGGTGATTGTGTCGCCAATGTCAATGATCGCTACCGTGTCGCGTTGCGCTGTGGTCAGTTTGTTTAGGTTTGTGCCTAGCGACGTGTACCGTGCCTCAGGCTCAGCCTCCAGCAAATAGTTAGCCAACGCCAACGCCGCCGTATCGTTGTGCAATAGCGAGTCGGTGATGCTTGTTGTCTGTATAAAGTATTTTGCTTGGCTAGCCAAATCCTCTGCGACCTCTTGTGTGCCGCCTCGAATGGCGACCGCTGCACGATTAATTACTTGGTCAGCCTCAAACGTGATGCCTACCGCGTCGTAGGGTATGTTTGTGTTGTCGTCGTGAAAATCTGCAACTGATGCGCTAAGCGTGTTGCCTATGCGTGGTTGAAATGTTAGATCGCCGTCACGTGCCATAAACAACCTGCCCTGCTCGGCAAGATTGATTTGGTTGCAATAGTCGAGCGTGTTTGTGCCTTCGTCAACTGTGAACGCCGCCGCGCCGCCAAGCGTTTGAGTGCCTGTAGAAATGTTGCGTTGCCCGATCGGAAAATCAACCTCAGGCAAATTAAGTACTGCCGTCAGTCGAGCGCTAGACAACTGTTCGCTGACGTTAAATTCTGCAAGAAATGTTTGTGCCAACAAATAAAAATCGTCTGCACAATAAACCGTCACCGTGTCCAAACTGCCCAATGCAAAGTTGTAGTCGTAATTAACGACAAAACCGTTGAACAAATACTCTTTGACGTTTGTGCTTGAGTAACGTGCTAAGCGCACTCGACGCATTGGTGCTAAACCGGGTTGCGCTGTCGCTGGGTCAAAATATGGGCTGAGCGTGTCAAACGGGTTAAAGATGCCTGTTGTGTCAAGCATGTTAAACGTCATCGTGCCGGCGCTGAACTGGTCGCCTACGTCGCGCCTACCGCGTTTAACGTTGACGCTGTTAATGCCTGTCGTTACGTCAGCAAAATTAGTCGTACCGTCAAGCACATATTGCAAATTGTTTAGCACGCCTGCAACTGGGTCGTCAAGCAAAAACGCGTCTTGTATAAACCCTGTATCAATCTCAAGTGTGTAGTTGCCTGCACCGACAACGGCTGTGCCTGCCATTACGCAACCTGTATCTGAGCCGGCCCTGCCGACCTGTTATATGCACGAATGGCGTTAACGACCGCTTGACCGATCTCAGCGCTAGTCGCCAAACCGCCTGTCACGTTTACCGTGACACCGCCACCCATGCCACCCATTTTTGACAACGGCACAACCGCCTCAGGGCCGCGCTCACCGATCATCGCCAACGTAGGCGACGTCACAATGCCACCGTCAGCGAGCATCGGTATGTTCGGCACGCTAATGCCCTTGCCACCAAACCCCGGCACCCACGACGGGAAACTAAACGACAACTTGCCAATGGTGCTATTCCACAATTTTGCTATCGCGTTAAAAATGCCTTTGTAAATGTTAAGTACGCCGTTAAAGTAACTGGTCAAAAAATCTAGGCTGACCGTAACACCTGTTTTGATTGCGTTAAATACTGTGTCAACTACGTTACGTACTGTCTCAAATCGTTTGTACAAAATGACGAGCGCTGCAACAAACGCAACTATGCCGATAATGACTAGCGCTATTGGGTTGGCTGACATGACAAAGTTAAACGCCGCTTGCGCTGCCGTCGCGATCTGTGACGCAATAGTAAACGCTTTTATTGCGATGTTTGCGACAATAATCGCCGCTGAAAACCCGCCGATAACACCTGCAATGATCAAGAATGTTGTCGTGTTTTCTTGCGCCCATGCCGCCATTGGTTCTAATAGTTCTAACAACTTTTGCAACACGGGTAGCAACGCTGCACCGATCGACTCTTTAGTTTCGTCCATCGCAATTTTCATGCCTTTCATGCGACCCTCAAACGACTCGGCTGCGACTGTTGCTGCACCACCAAACGACACGGCTAACGCGCCCGTGATGTCATCAAGTGTTGACTCGGAATTGATCACGCCTTTAAGTGACGGGTCTAACTTTGTTAGCGCTGAGGTTTGACCGTTGGCTGCTTTACCTAACGCCAACGTGACGGTTTCTAGGTCTTTGCCTGTTGCGGCTGCGATGTCGAGCGCCGTGTTCATCAGCCCTTGTGCGACCTCTACTGAGCCAGTCGAGCGCACGAGGTTTGCCATAGCGGGTCTCAAATCGTCGTCGGCTACCGAAAACGCACGCGACATACCCGATATAAATTCCTCATTGCTGGCAATCACGTCATCGGTTGCCATCGCGCTAGTACGCAACTGTTGCGCCAACAAATCTTGTGCCTTCTGATCTTCGACCGCTGCCTGCGTAGCAACGCCCAAACCCGCTGCCAAACCACCAAGCGCCGCAATAGCCGGCACCATTGCCTTCTTTAACGCAAACCCTGCCTTAGCACCCGCGCCCTCAAGTTGCTTAAATTCCTTAATTGCTTTGTCAATGCCCTTGCCGTCGTACTCGCTAATAATCGGAATAGATAATGCCATTAGTTAATTTCCTTTTGCACCGTCGCAATAGTTGTCTTAATCATTTTTAGCATCTCTGCTTCTATGCCTCGGCGCGCTTTGTACACGGCTGGCCCGATAAGTCGAGTGCGACCCGCGCTAACCGGATACCCCGCAATACGCAAACTGTCGTCTAAACGGTTATTTGTTTTGCGCCCTGCGACCTCAAAGATTGCTGCACCCTGATCTTTTTGCTCAATAAGAATTACGCCAACTGCGTTACGTCGAGTGTCAAAACGCATCTTGACGCCGTTTTTTGCTTTGTCAACACTAAACCCCTTGATGCGTCGCCCGTCTTTGCGTTGTGTCCAATCGTTAGCAAAGTTACTGATAGGCACTTTTGTGTAAACCGCTTTGCCTGCGTTGATCGCTGGTTGCGCTATCTGTGTCGCGTCGGTCTTAAAATCTTTTTGCAACTGTTTATCAATCTTGCCCAAACCGTTAATTGTTTGTTTAAGACCGACGACCTCAACCGTGCTGTTAACTGGCATCACTTACGCTCTTTGTTTATTAGTTCAATGGTTGTGTTCATGTCATCTATGTCAAATGTGATCTGTGGCGGCCAATACCCGGTTGCG